CATATATATCGTACAGGAATGACTAATCAGGATATAGCAAATGAATTTAAGAGATTAGGACTTGATAGAAGAGATGAGATATTTGCAGATTCAGCAGAGCCGAAATCAATAGAGGAGATACATAGGATGGGATGGAATATAAAGCCAACATTTAAAGGATCTATTAATATCGGTATTGATATGATCAGGAGATACAAACTATTCGTTACAGAGGATAGTATTAACACAATCAAAGAGCTGAGAAACTATAAATACATAGAGGACAAGAATGGTCAGCTTACTAATAAACCAATAGATGCTTATAACCACGCACTAGATAGTCTGAGATATTCAATAGTAAATAAACTTACCAAGCCTAATTATGGAAAATATGCTATCAGATAGATATGGCTGATATAGATGGTAAATAAAAAATAATTAAAAAAATTTAATAAAATGCTTGTGGCATAAATTTAGGTTCTGTATTTTTGGGTATTATTAATTATTTAAACAGACATTATGAAAACTATTAAAGTAACGGAATTAGAACAAGTAACATTATTCGCAATCTTAGATAACACAGACATCTCTGGAGACAGTATCTTTAGCAATGTAGATTTAAAGAGTTTATCGAAGTGGACATCTATTGAGACTAAGAAACTGAGAGGAGTAATTAGCAGCCTTATTAAGAAGGGCTTTGTTTACTTAGATGATGTAGATGGAGATGGCACAGAATTGGTTTACTTAGAGAAGGAATATTTTTTCTTAAAATAAATTAAAACAATAAGGGGGTGGGAAACTGCCCCTTTTTAATACAGACAATTATGAACAACGGATGGACAAATTATCAGACTTGGAGAGTACATTTAGAATTTTTTGAGTTTATGGAGATAGAGAAAGAATGGGATGCAGGAACATTACAAGAGATACTAGAGGAACATATCAGAGAGCAAACAGATAATGGATTAGCACAAGACTATGCACTAGCTTTTATAGATGCAGTTAATTACCAAGAGATATTAGATCATTTAAAAGAGGATTAAGATATGAAGACAAAAGAATTAAAAGACAAGATTAAAGCTGCATTACAAAGCACTAAAGAGCAAAGAGATTTACACAAAGAAAATAGCAAAATGTATTACTATTATGAAGGACAATACATTGGCTTGTTAGCGGTATATACTGAAATAGATTAAGATATGGAAAGAGAATTTTATATTACAGAGATAGTAACATTAGGGATGCCTCATAAAAAAGGTAATTTCTATTTAGAGGTTAGAGCAGAGAATTTAACAGAGGGAGAGGATGAGGTTGTTTATTTAGAGATGGACTTTGCTATGTTTTATAAATGGTTTGATGAGGAGAATTTAGATAATATGAAAAGGAGTTATATTAAAAATCATTTAAAAATTGAAATTTAATTACTAAAATACTTTCATAACTTAAATATGCTTATTATATTTGAGCATCATTAATTAAAACAGACACTATTATGAGACAGTACGAAATTGAAATAGACGACATTATTTTAGAGATTCAATACGATTTTATTGAGGGTAGTAATGGAGATTACTTTGATCCACCACAAGCAGATCAAGTGGAGATATTACACATATCTTTAGAGGGATCAGAGATAGATATAACAGATATACTTTCTAGTTATGTTTTAAATAGAGCAGAGACTGAGATAATGGAATACGAAATCAATAAGCTATGATAAATTTATTGGAATTATTTGCAGGTTCTAGAAGCGTAGGTAAAATTGGGGAGAATTTAGGATACAATGTTTTTTCAGTAGATTGGAAAAAATATGAAGGAATAGATTTAGATATTGATATTGAAGATTTAAAAAAAGAAGATGTGCCTTTTATTCCTGATGTAATATGGGCCTCACCTGATTGTACAACATATAGTATTGCGGCTTGTAGTACTCACAGAAATAATAGCATAGAGCCAAAAAGTGATTATGCAAAAAAATGTGACAATGTAAATATTCATTTTATAAAATTAATTAAAGAATGGTTAAAGATTAATCCTAAGATGGTATTTTTTATTGAGAATCCTAGAGGTATGCTAAGAAAGATGCCTTTTATGCAAGATTTTAAAAGACATACAATATGGTATTGTCAGTATGGAGATAATAGAGCTAAACCAACTGATATTTGGACTAACAGTCAAAAATGGATACCAAGAAAAGAATGTAAAAATGGAAATCCTGATTGCCAACATCAAAAAGCACCAAGAGGTAGTAGAACAGGAACTCAAGGTAGAAAAGGAAGCTATGATAGATCTAAAATACCTAGCGAATTATGTTTAGAAGTTTTGCAAAGTATTAACATTAATAAATAGAGTTATGAGAAATTGGATAAACAAAGAACCTGAGAATGTAATATATTTTATATCATTTGTATTACTATTTGGAATTGGAGCAGTATGCTTATTATCATTGGCAAGTATGTTTGATTAGNAATTAATAGTTAGTTTATGAAAGAGGCACTCAGAGATGGGTGCTTTTTTTTTGTACTTTTACTAAAATAGGTCAAAAATTACGTTATATATATAATACCGAGCATATGAAATTAGAAATTACTATACCTGATACATTATCAGAGATTACATTAGAGCAATATCAAAAGTATTTAAAGATAGCAGAAGAGGTTACGGATGAGAAATTCCTAGCATCTAAGATGATCGAGATCTTTTGCAATGTTACATTGGCAGATACTATGAAAATGAAGTTTGCAGATGTTAATGCTATATGTGAGATCCTGATAGGTATGTTTAATGAGAAACCGAATCTAAGAAGACATTTCAAAATTAATGGAGTAGAGTATGGATTTATTCCAAAACTTGATGACATTAGCTTAGGAGAGTATGTAGATCTAGATGCGTTCTTAGGAGATTGGGAGAATATGCACAGAGCAATGGCAGTTCTATATAGACCTATTGATCAGAAGTACGGAGAGAAATATTCTATTAAAGAATACGAAGCAGGAGATGGAGAGACAATGAAAGATATGCCTTTAGATGCAGTAATAAGTTCTATACTTTTTTTTTACCATTTAGGGATCGACTTATCGCAAGCTATGATGAGTTATTTGGAGGAGAATCAGGAGAGCAATTTAGTGCAATATCTCAGTTCGGAGCAAAATGGGGTTGGTATCAATCAATTTACGCACTCGCTCAAGGCGATATTAGACGATTTGAGGATATCACTAAACTAAATGTACACGAATGTTTTATGATGTTAGCATTTGAGAAAGAGAAAAACGAATTAGAAAGCAGAAAGATTAAAAACAAACTATAATGAGCAATACAGGAATAAGAGGATTCTATCTATTAACAGAGACTATTAAAGATACTTTGTTATCTGATCTTAATGTTAATACTGTAACGACAGGAGATATTACAGAGGTGGATCTTAATAAGCAGACTATTTTCCCTTTGTCTCATATGATCGTAAATAATGTTACATCCTCAGAGAATACACTATCGTTTAACATTAGTATTCTAGCAATGGATATTGTAGATCAGTCAAAGGATGAGGTAACAGATATATTCTTAGGAAATAACAATGAACAGGATGTATTGAATACTCAATTAGCAGTTTTAAATAAGTTAGTACAGAAACTAAGAATAGGACAATTACATAGAGACTTATATCAGGTGCTAGGAGATGTTACTTTAGAGCCTTTTTTAGATAGATTTGAAAGTCAGGTTGCAGGATGGACTGCTACATTTGATGTGGTAATACAAAACGATATAAATGTCTGCTAAACTACAAAAGACCAGAGATAGCCTTAACAAGTTCGCTAAGTACGTTATTCAGCAATCTAGGAGTAATCTATCAAAAAGTAAAAAGAATGTCTCTAGCGATCTCTATGGAAGTCTAGGGTATGATTTAAAGGTTATGCCTAACTCATTTTCTCTAGAGTTCTATATGGCAGACTATGGTCAGTTTGTGGATCAGGGGGTATCAGGAATAAAAAAGAAATATAATACACCTTTCAGTTATACAAATAAAAAACCACCTATGCAGCCTTTAGCAGATTGGGCAAAAGCTAGGAGGATCAGATTGAGAGATGAGAAAGGAAAATATAAAAAAGGTAATTATAGAACAATAGGGTTTATTTTACAGAGGAGTATATATGAGAAAGGCATTAAGCCTTCTTTGTTTTTTACTAAGCCTTTTGAGAAAGCATTTGACAATTTACCTGATGAGGTAATTAAAAACTTTGGATTAGATCTTGACGATTTACTAGATTTTACAACTTAAAGAAATGAGAAAGATAAATGTACGCAGTCCTTACTATATTGAGGTAGCACCAGGAACACCAACACCAATAGTACCACCTATTGCTCCGCAGACAATACAAGTTAATTGTG